TTCTATCTTAATGCACGTCCAGTTTTTGTGATGTTTACGTTTTCCTTTTGCAACAGCAGATAAACAAGCACAATTAAGATTATATTCTTTTGCAAAATTATTAAGTCTGATTACACAGAACTCAATTCCTTCTGGAGATTTAACATGATATCTTTCACAATTAACTTGAGGTTTATCTACTTTAACTTTTTTAACTTTAACTACTTTAGTTTTAGTTACTTGTTTTAAATGTTCTCTAATATTGATTAAAGCATTATCAGTAAACTCATTATTAATCTCAGTTAAATTCCAACCATTAATATTAGTTACATTAGGATTAATTAATCTATTTAATTGACGTAATGTTAATTGAGTTATTTCAGGTAAATTAGCAACACCAATTGAACAGAAACTAGTGCCATCTTCATGTTCTACTAAATACTTTTTATTTCTAGCTAGTATTTGCATATACTTGTAAGTTGGATCATTCCAAGCATCTTTCTTTTTATCAACCATTGTTTGTCTTGATTCATCTTTTAATGGTTGAAACTGTTGAAGATGTGATAACCTTTTTTCTTTCTCTTCAGGTGTTAAGTTGTTAATATAACGTTTTAAATTTGCTGATATTTTAGCTTTGCTTTCTTCAGATTGACCATCACCAATTCTAGTATTATAACCATGTGGATCTAAAGTGTTGTATTCATTAATGTAGTATTCTTCTAAATAATAAAACTCATCTAATGTTAATTGATTATGTTCATATCTTTCTACTTCAATTATTTCAAAATTAGATTTACCGTAACGTTTAATATCGTTGCAAATTAACATCTCATTACATCTATCTGTCTTACTCATACTTAAATGCTGATTCCATCGTTCATTTAAATTCTGAGTTGTGCGACCTATATATTGCTTACCTGTAGGAATACAAGTTATCATATAAATAATCTGTGGCATAGTCTTATTGTCTTTTAGTAGGGACAATTTAACTATATCACAGATTTTTATTATGTGCATCTAAATTGCACATTTATTTTATTTTGGTTTTCTGAAACCCTTAGTATGTAAGCGTTGTAGTTATCGAACTACTTGGGCGTACAAACATTTGGGATTATAAATTACTGGTAAAACCATTGATCATTTTGTTACCACGTAAGCTCTTTATCCTACGTATCAGTAGTTTCATGTGTTATATCTACTGTTCAGACTATATCATCATCCACTTGGGATGTTCGGCACTCGTGGGTTTGTTACTGTCCGGTCTGGACTCGAAACCTAGTCGTTGAACCTTCAAAACCATTCCTGGTTAAGCTTGGCTGCTGATTGTCCACTTCTGGAGTTTCCAGCAATTCACCGAATTTTTACTACTTAATTACTTAAATAGGCGACTACAAAAAGTTTTAATCGCTTGCAAAACATCGTTGATAGGCACAGTTGTCTTCTCATAAACACGTACCATTACAGGAGATTCAGTACCTGTTAATACACCATCTTTAACAACTTTCTGTTCTTCAGGAGTACCAATAGCTTGCTCACCCATTCCATCCTTGAGGAATACGAAGCAATTCTCATTAAGGAATCGAGCATTACTGATGTAGCTATCAATAGTATTAGTATTACCAGAGTAGGTATTATCTACTTGATAGAACTCATCATAATCCTTAATAGGAGGTAGGTTATTAGAAGCCATTACCTCTTGTAACATTGGGAAGCTAACAGAACCTACTTGTGCAAATCCAACTGATTGTCTAGCACGAGCAATAGTAGATGCTTGTTTCTGAAGATCACGCAATGCAGTATTACTCATTACGATGAGATCAGGCTTGTAACCATTAGTATTGACATAAGTAGTTACAGCATCTTCTAAGTTAGCGATACCATCAGCATTAGCGTAGTCAGTCCACTTGTTCAACTTAGGAGATGCAGTGTTACCAGTAGCAACAAGAGCATCAGGGAAGTGGTTATAACTAGCACCAGGACGACGGAAATCAATTGTCCATGCAACCTTAGTAATTGCATCAGATACACTCAATTGACCAGTCTGAACAACTTGCCAAGCCATGCTAGTAAGTCTATCAGCATGAGATTGGACGATCCCCTCAATGTGACCATAGAGATACTTAACGAGCATATCGTTAGTACCCTTAATGACGGAGTTATCAGTTAACTTCATGGTCATAACACTAGCGCGTTTATAGGCAGCTTCTTCCATTGCCTTACGCATCTGTTTCTGAGTTACTTCATCGAATGAATAGCTATTACCTAACTTAGCTAGTTCACCGATTACTCGACGGAAACCACCATGAGAGATAACTGGAGGTTCAGCACCAGGAGCAATAAAGTTCGCAACTGGTGTGAGACGTTCACTTACGTATGCTAGGAACTCATCGTCCTCATACGTCTTAATAGGCATGAATTGATCAATAAGTTTAGTTCTCTGACGCAGACGAGCAATAGTATCGTCTACTAGAGTTTCGGCAACTTTAGCTTGCAACTTATCGGTAAGAAAATTAGAAACTGAACCCATAGTAAGAAAAAAGTAGGATAGTGGGCGCGATAACATACATCATTAACATACGTCATTAACGCCCGGTTAGTTAGAATTTGTAAGCGAAATTGATGTTAGGGAATCGTCTAGCAATATCACCATCGAAGTATGGTAGATACTGGATACGAACACCATTAGCAATAGTATAGAGAGCTAGATCCTTAGCTGTTGCAACAGTATAATCAACTGCATGAACATGAAGTCCTACAATTGCATTAACTCTAACACCGATATTAGTACCAATAGGTAGAGCTACACTTGCGTTACCAGTTAATGTAATAACACCAGTTGTGTAATCAATAGATGCAATAGTACCAACAGCAGTTGCATTAGGAACTAGAGTTGCACTAGATAATGCAGCACTAGTTACAGTACCAGCAGTTGTAATGGCGCGGTTAGTAAGTCCATCAACTGCAAAGATAAATACCTTGTTAGTAATAGATGCTGCACGAACTAAATCAGATAATCCAGCAGTAGCATTAATAGCAGTAGCAACTTCACTAGCAGTAGTTGTAGTATTGTTAGTTGTTGCAGTTGCAGTTGCAGTTAAACCTTCTACAGTAACAGTTACAGTTTGAGCAGCAGTTACAGTAGTGATAGTTAGCGTAGAATATGGTTCAACTACAGTTAATACATCACCAGCAACAAAGATATTAGTTGGAGATGCAGTTACAGTTGCAGCACCAGTAGCAGTTACAGCAGTTAACTTAGTACGAGGTAGGAAGCGCAGTACGTTACCTACTTGAGCAACAAATAGTCCAGCAGGAACTTGTTTGCGAGCTTCAGTATTAAGACTAATGTAAGTATTCTGCACAGTTGCCGACACATTAGGATGATTACCATCACTGAATGCGAGAATGGCAGGATCAACTAGAAACGTTTGAGATTGATTGAAATAAGGCATAGTTTATGAACGATATTTTTTAAGGTAGTTAGCAGCAATAGAACTCAAATCAGCTTCTTCATCTAATTCTTCTTCATCAAGAACTTCCTCAGCGAAGAATCCCATTTCCATAGCTGGCATACGGTCGAAGATTTCAAGTACAGTATTCATTGCATAGAGTTGAGTTGCAGGATCAACTTCGTTCTCAGCACACACGGTACTAAATGCCGCGATACGTTCATTAGCACTGAAGTTACCCAGTAGAGATTGAACTGCAAATGGAGTCATCTTACCAGCTTCTACAAGAGCGTAAGCACGTTCAGCTACATCAGCTAGAGCTTCTTTAATCTCAGTGTTGCGTTTAAATTCGGCGAACTCACTGTTCTGGTATGTAGCATAGTCAGCTTCCTGGTCTTCTTCATCTAATTCTTCATCCGTATCTAAGTAATCATTGATGTCTTCACCACGACTTTCAATACCCATAACTAATAGTTGATTTTCAGTAGCTTCATCAAGTCCGAGAACTTGAGATAGTGCTAATGAGAGATTATCAGTAGGAGCAATTTCACCTTCAATGATACCAAGTAATACATCAGGATTACATTCTAGAGCATCACTGAGATCAATTAGATATTCCTCAATGTCATCATAACCAGCAGCTTCGCCAAGTTCAAGTAACGCTGCACCATATTCACTACCTACACTAAATTCGGCAACTTCATCACCAGTAGAGTAAGCAGCTTCACCAACTACATCATAGATATCTTCTTCATCAATTTCTAATTCAGCAGCAATGCGTTCTTGTAGGTCGAGATATGCTTGAGTCATGTGTTGCTTATATTCGTCCTTCAACATCACACCAGCGGCAACTGCATTTTGTAGATTCTCAACTAAATCCGCAAATAGTTGATTGTGATATTCAATAGCTTCGTTCATAATACGTCTTAGTTATTTGTTTTGTTGTTTATATGCGTATCTTATACCGAGTCCTGTACCAATGGCTAATCCAGCAGCACTACCTCTTAATGTTCTACGAAATGTATTTTTAGGGTTACTAGATATTAAACCTAAGACTCCACCGATTTGCGCTCCATTAGCTGCACCACTAGCAGCTTCACTAGTTAATGTAGCTCTACCTAATTTACGTAAGCTAAACTTGCGAGGTTTCTTATCCTTACTACCAGGAGTCCTAGCGAAATCAGCTATTCGGTAGTCAGATAATAACTGCATTATTTTTTCTTACCTTTCTTCATTGCTTTGTAAATACCATAACCAGCACCAGCAGCAGTACCAGCAGCAGCTAAACCAAGTCCAATCTTACCAGCACGAGTACCAAGTACATTACGAGCAGCTTCAGTAGTTTGTCTAGCTCGATTACCCATACTACCAGTAGAACCAATTACAGATTTCTTACTTTTTAAATCAGAGTAAGGAACGTTAGCACCAATAGCATTAGAGTCATAAGCTGCTTTAGCTTTGTTAACTGGATTACCCATCCAATCGCCAAATTGTTGAGACTTCCTGCCAACCGCTTTCATATCACTATCAAATCTACCTTTGGCTCCACCACCAGCCATTTCATCACCTAGAGACGAAATATCATCTGCGCCCACACGAGCTTTACGCAACTTATCTAATTGTTTACGTTTAGATAATTCAGCACCACCATATCTCATACCAGCAGCTCCAAGTCCGCCTAATCCAACTGCACCAGCACCAATACCAGCATATAAACCAGCACGAGATTTACGTTTCTTCTTATCCTTACCTCTACCTCT